AAATATAGAGTAAACGAAGTAAAGTAATCATATTTGTACCAAGTTATATATAATACACTGATATACAGTAGTAATTATCTTTGAAAAAGAAAACGCAGATTGTTAAATAGGCTTAACATAACAAATAAATGCAAGGTTTTATTTGTCAATTGAACTAAAACATTCCATATTTGTTGTGTGAATATAATGACTAAGCTATAAGATTATGACACGTAAAGAAGAAAAAGTATTTGGTTAAGACATGTTTTGTATTAACCTTTTTCCTATCTTAAAACGAATGTGTATAACTACACATTCGTTTTGTATTTACAAATATTGTAATTCTATCGTCAAGTTTTAAAATCGCCAAGTTCAAACTTTATGTTTCCCTAGAGCATGACTAGTCACTTACCACTGCCGCAAGTCATAACTCACCCCAGCCCCAACATAAAAACCTCCCGGATACCCATAACCGGCTTGTAACCCTAATCCCCACCGCTTTTTCTTCGGCTTGACAACCACCGGATGATAGATATCATTCGTCACCGTCTGATAAACCGTTCTCGGATACACAGTCATACTATCCAGTCGAGGGTCTACATATCCACTTACCACAGCACGATACGAACTATCTCTATATACTACTTGCTTACGATGAAGCAAGGTATCACCTATCCGTGTCGTATCATCCGGCACGAAACGCCAGAACACAGCCATAGGTGCAGAGATAAGCATCGTATCTACCTTGACAACCGTCTTTATCTTCGTTTCTACACGAACTTCAGCCGGAGACTGCTCATGCGGACGGAACCAAGCCGCCACACAAGCTATAAGCAGCAGTACAATTAATATCCACGGTAACTTTTTCATTCCTCGAACCTCAAATCGTTAATCCGATTCATCCACCCCCGTTTGAATTTATTGTTCGCCGGACGAGAACGGCATATATCCTCGATGAAGTCGAACCGTGCAATCTTAATCATGTCGAACAACTCATGCGGGTTCCTGGCATTCACCGCAGCGAGTGTCTTAGGACCTACTATTCCATCCACAGTAACACCAAGCAAGCGTTGAGGTATCTTGATGCCATGCGCACCGGATGCCCACACCCAATCAACCAATATATTAGCAACTGATTGCGATTTAATATCGTCAGCTTTCCATCTGTCCCAATAATGCGACTTGAGCACCCGGTTAACGACATCCTCACGGGTAAGCAGACGCAGGTCATCCACGTCTATATCACCGTCACCATCCTTGTCATAGCCGCATGACTTCCACGTACCGATAGTCACACCCATATTCGTAGCACCTCCAAGGTCTGCCGGGTCATTCACGAAACCGCCTTCCCATTTTAGGATAAACGGTGCAAGTTGATTCACATTCGCCATTTCAATTTTCCTCCTTATTCAATTAATACCCATTTTGCGGTTCTCTATCACTGCACTTCTTTCTCTCACACCGTTTCAGTGCCAGTTCCAGTTTCAGGTCAGAATTAGTCTCCTTCAGTGTAAACAATTCATCCTGCACCTTACGGAGCCGGTCAGTCTGCTCCACAAACCGCTGTTCCTTCTCCGAAAGCTGCTTCTGCAGGAACTCGTTGTACTCCCGTAAAGCCTTGAACTCCTCAACATCCGCATGGGCATCCTCAATACGCGCATTGGTCTTGCGCGACATCCACCACTTAACAAGCTGCTTGATGCCCTCGATGCCACCGAGTGCGGTCACCAACATAATCCAATCATTCATTTCCATTTCTCCCGGTTTAACAATCGATACAAATTATAAGCACCCCCACATAAGCACAAGCAAACGCTGCCATCTCCGCCCAGAACAGCCATTTCCGGTATCTCAACATGATAACAACGGCTATCGGGAAAGCAACCGCAGGCAAGTACCACATACCGGAGAGACAAACCCAAAGAATTGTAGCTAATCCGGCTATTACTGTCCCTGCATAATGTACTTTGCTCTGAAATTCCTCCTTGAACAGCGGGGCTGTCCCGACGAACATCAGCCCACCGCAAGCAAGAAATGCCAAACATTGCAGGTTCTCCGATGAGCATTCAATCCACACCGGCATAAGCAGCATGGCAGGAACGGCCATCGCCGCCTGAAACAGCCACGCCGAGCGGTTCCGTTTCTTCAGTTGATAATAGGTGTCAGAGAGCGACCAGGGCACTCCGCACACTCTCACCGCATACATTATGTACATAGTGAGCAAAAACAGCGACATAAAACATAAGTAAATCATAAGCTATCAATTTAAAGGTTGAACACTAATTTTTCAGGATAACCGGAAGTGTAATCATACGCTCCGACCTCCTCTTTCGTAGCAAGTCCCATAACCGCGGCCAGATGTTCCTGCGTGGCATTATAGCATTCCAGGGCATACAGTTCCAGTGCGGCCAGCATCTGCAAGGCAAGAGGAATGGGGATTACATACTTCACGGCATCATACCACAGCACGGTTGTCTCCTTACCCACAGCCTGCTCGATAGCAATTGAGTTTACCAGTCCTACCCGCGTATCCTTGTCAAGCCACATCCGCTTGCCGCCAAGCGTAAAGGAATTCACGACATCGGATCCATCGTAAACAGCAATTTCATTGACCTTCGCGCTCTTCACACCCTCCAAAGTCGGTTCATAGGGAGGGGTTAATTCACATTCGAGAATTTCCTTTGCAGACGCTGCCGGATGGGCTTCGTAAAATGCTTCCTGTTCCGCATTCAACGGTACCCAGGCTCCATCCAGGTAATCCTCATAGGTTGTACCCACTTCATAGTTTTCGTCCAGTTCAAAATCAAGACGGACAACTTTCTCCTCGGAATAAATATGTATATATTGCATTGTTGTTAAAGTCTATTTTTATTCATTATGATAAACCGGTAATTCGCTCTAATACCTAATGATGTAAGCGGTGCCGTATTTATTTCAGTAAATGAGCCCAGATAATCCGAAGATTTGAACATACGATACGGAGAAGAACTTTCCTGTGCTATCGCATACTTTCCGTCAGACGAAAGCCCCAAAGCAAAGCTATTGCCAATAACGGAATGCTTCAATGCCCAGGTTTTTCCGTAATCGGCGGATATACGTGCACCGGAATAAGAGTACCCTCCCTCTATAACCATATATTTCCCGTCATAGGATACAGCCAATGTACGGGCAGAGAAACTCGAATCGGTAATTTTAGTCCACGTCTTCCCATAATCCCCGGAATAATAGGCATAGTATAACTTTGATGAACTCTCCCTGTTGCAGCAACACAACATGTATTTGCCGTCACCGGAAATGGCAATCTTTGTGATAGGCCCCCTGAATATTTCACTGCTGAAAGTTTCTCCATAATCGGAAGATATAAACAGCTCATGGGTAGTATAATAGGGAGAATTTGACGCATATGCCACTACGTATCTGCCGGAATGGGACATTTCCACCCCCATGAGAGGCACGGTATTGTCTTTTAATCCATTAGAGACCCGCCATGTTTTCCCATAATCCCCGGAAAGCATCAAATCATATTTGTTATTGCTATTCTGACACACAATAGCGACCAGATTCCCCCTGCCGTTGCAGGCTATCGAGTACACGGAATAGCAATTATCAGGCTTGAAAGGTTCTGCCGTCTCCAGAAAATCCGTAGAACGCAATAATCCCACATTTGCCATATAGCACGAGCAATAGATATGCCTGCCGTCTCCGGACATGGCAATCCTCGTTCTATCGTTGCTGAAAAAGTATTCGTTTACATTAGGAAGGTCGGAAGGTTGTCTTCTGGTCCATGTCATTCCACAATCCTTGGAAATATCTATTAAGGCTCTACTGTCGGAGAATGCAATCACATACTGACCGTCCTTTATATTATTGCTTCGTCTTTTTAATACACTCATAAACCTTAGTCCCTTGTTTTTACGGATATTGAATAGGCGCCAGCGGCATAGCACCAGATACTAATCTCAAAGATATCTCCAGCGGAAACACTGATTGAAGTACCGGACATCGAAGTGAACGCGCCGGTATTGGGTATCGGCTGTGTGAATGCCGCCGATGCGACGCAGCGGATATACAAGTCATTGCCCACTGACATTCCGGAAGCAAGGCTGATGTTCGTGGCAGAACCCAACCTTGCAGTGATACTTCTCTTGGAAATTGGCAGGGAGGCCAGTGTCGTGACCGTATTCGCACCGGTGACTGTCGGGTCACCGACACCTTGCGGCCCTTGTGGTCCTTGCGCACCAGTCGCCCCTTTAGGTCCAGTAGCTCCGGTAGCACCCGTAGCGCCTTTTGCTCCGATAGCACCCTTCAGGTTCTTGAAAGCAAAGGAAAAGGTTCTGGCCAATGCGGTACCACCGAGAGAAACGGTCACGGAGGGCGTACCGATGTTGGCGTCAACCGTAGCAGTAGCACCGGTAATACTGGCACTTGCACCTGCTGCACCAGTAGCACCGGTAGCGCCTTTTGCACCAGCAGGACCGGTAGCACCAGTATCACCTTTTACTCCTTGCGGTCCTGTGGCACCGGTATCACCTTTTACTCCTTGCGGTCCTGTGGCACCGGTATCACCTTTCATGCCCTGTGGACCTTGTACGCCTTGAGGACCTTGCGCTCCCGTATCCCCCTTCTCGCCTTTATCGCCCTTTGGACCTTGCAATTGTCCTTGACTTTGCCAATCACCGTTATACCAGGCATAATATGTATAAGGCAATGCAGTTCCAACGGAATAGAAACCAGTGATGTTTGCCCCGTCAGGTACAGCAGTCTTTAAGGCATCAAGCGTATCGTAACGTCCAAGAAGGGTGAATGTATCTCCCGGCTTGCCTTTCACATAGATATCCGTCTTAACGTATTCTTTAGCGCTCTTATCCCATTGGTATACATAGTGGTCTGCACCGATGTAGGTAGGATGTTCTGCCGTATCAGTAGCATTCGCAGTAGCCGTCTCCGATTCCTGCTTGAGGGCAGCAAATTCAGTGACACGGGTACTTTCAGCATTTACGCGTCCGGTTTCGGCTGTTTGGCGGTTAGTTTCCGCACTATTACGTGTATCCTCAGCAGTGCTTCGGGCATTCTCAGCAGTAACGCGCTTACCTTCTGCTGTAGCACGACTGGTTTCAGCATTGACACGACCCGTTTCGGCTGTCTGTCGGGTTGACTCTGCGTTGGCCCGCACTGTCTCAGCATTTTTACGTTCCTCCTCGGCGCTGACACGTTTACCTTCGGCAGTAACACGGCCGGTTTCGGCAGTTGCCCGTCCGGTCTCAGACGTCTGTCGGACCGCTTCAGCTTTGCCTCGCTCTGTCTCTGCCGTTTTCCTGAGACCTTCGGCTGTCACACGTTCCTTTTCGGCATTGATACGCGTAGTTTCAGCAGATGCGCGGGTACTTTCAGATGAAGCACGCTTTGTCTCAGCCGTTTCACGGGATTTCTCAGCTTCCTTGCGTGCGTTCTCCACTATGACACGCTCCGCTTCGGCTTTGCGCACTTCCTCAGCAGCTTCCTCAGCAGGGGCAGACAGCAACTCAAGCGGTGCCTCGACCACCGATTCTTCCATACCGGCAAGACGGAGGGCGGGCAGGCTCACGATATCGGCCAGCGAATCGACAATCTCCACATCGCCCACACCTTGGGAGCCGACAAGAAGGGCTTTCTTCACCTCCTCTACAAGCTGGTTGAACTGATTTGATTCCAATACCATAATTTTCAGAATTGATTTAAGATGGCTGGATGACGTTCAGTTGGTTAATTACCGCACGTTTCACGGCAGCTATGAGCCGCGAGTTCTTCACCACAAGTTCAAGAGCCTTGCAATACTGTTCCGGGATTTCCACCGCATCTTTCGAGTAGTAGATTTCCCGTACCAGGTCTTCAAAGCCTATATCCAGAAGGATACTTCCGTTGTACATCATTTCATTGCCGACCGTTTCGGCTACGTCGAAGGTCTGCTTGGCGCCTTCGAATGAGGTCTGGGCCTCGATTTTCTTAAAGTTGATTTTCATACTTTTTATTTTAATTATTCTATATACTCATCCATGACAGATACCAATTCCCCAAAACCCGTTTTATCACATGCCATTCACGCCCGTTGATATTCGTCCTGGAAGAGTTCGCGAACGTACCGGAAGGAAAACTGATGGTATTCCCGTTCGGCATTATCCATATCTCATGCCCGTCAGAAGAGGACGGAAGGGATATAGTACAGTTGCCGTAAAAAAGCAGTGTGTGGTCGGTCGCCTTAATGCTGTACCTTGTAACCGAAGAGAGTATCACGTCAGTATTCCGGTATACACCTTGCGTCTTCAGCGGCCCGGCAATTTCCAGAGTCCCGGAGGACGGAGCATACATCTTCCCCACTATCACATCACCACCGAAATAGCTCTCGCCGGAAGATACGTGTATGGCCCTATTGCGCCCCGGAATGGTTGCAGAGATGGTTACCACCCCTTTGACTGTGCCCGCTTCCATAGTCTGGTAGGGCCTTATCAGGATGCTATTGGCTCCTCCGTCCGACGCTATCGCATGCAGATAGTAGCTCTTGCTGAGTTCGAATTGCGTAGTGCTATCTGTAAGGTCGGTCACGAACGCTCTCGAGTTGGTGGATATACCGTTACCATGCAGATACAGATAGTCACCTATCCGGCCGCTGGAGGCGTTTATCTTTCCGTTTACGGTGATGCCGTTCAATATGGCGTTGGCACCGGAAATATTTCCTTTCAACGTAAGATTATTGGCTGTGATATCGTTAAGCGTGGCATTGGCACCGGATATGGTACCTTTCAGGGTAAGGTTGTTCGCGGTGATATCGTTCAAGACAGCATCCCTGCCCGTTATACTCCCTTTCAAGGTAAGATTATTGGCGGTGATATCATTCAGTGTAGCCCCCACCCCGGTAATGTTGCCCTTCAACGTAAGGTTATTGGCAGTAATGTCGTTCAGGATGGCGTCAATACCTGAGATATTGCCTTTTAATGTCAGATTATTAGCTGTAATGCCGTTCAGCGTAGCATCCGTGCCCGTTATGCTGCCCTTTAGAGTCAGGTTGTTTGCCGTGATGTCGTTCATCGTCACACGCCCGTTTGTATCGACCACGAAACTGCCGTTGATGATGGTCTTTCCCGTAAAGTTTATCCGGTCAGCCTCGATTGTAGCATTGGATATCAGCCTGCCCGCTTCGCCTTCGGTGATGAACGCGCTGATTTGAGCACGCCTGACGATATCACCGTTGGGGTCGACCTTTTCCGCAAACATGGTGGCGATATTGCTCTCCGTCACTAAACCGGCTTTGTCGATATTGGTAATGTTACCTTTGGAATCGAAGGTTATCTTCTGCACGAACTGGTCTATACGGCTGGCCGTCTGGCTGATGGCTGAGGTATGCTGTTCCACGGTACCCTTCAGGCTGTTTGTGGCGGTCACCATACTTTCTATCTTCTCGGCAGTCACATGAAAGCTGCCTGCATGGGCGAACAGCTTGCCGTCCAGGTCAGAGACGGACGCACTGAAGTCTGCACGAAGACCGCGGGCCGATATGTCAATAGCAGACTTATATGCTTCGGTGATTCCAGTCTCAAGGCCTACAAGACCGGACGTGAATTCAGCTTTCAGACCACGGGCGGAGATGTCGATAGCAGAGGTGTATTCTTGCGTTATACGACTCTCAGTATTCGTCAGGTCCTCCGTGAACTTCGCTTCAAGGTTGCGCGCGGTAAGCAGGAATTCACTGTGATACTCTTCAAGCTTGCCTGCCGTGCTTCTGATTTCGTCAAGGTTCGCCTGAATCTTCTTGTCTGTAAGTTCAAAACGCATATTGAATTCCTCGCGCAAGTCAGCAAGAGCATCATCGGTTAGCGTAAGTGCATACAAGTACATGTCACCGGTAAAAGACATGTGGAAATCACCGGTTCCGTTCCACTTACCGGTTATCTCCATCTGCTTGAATTCAGTACTGGGATATAGGTCCTTAGAAAAGGAAATCGGGGTGTATTCCTCAAAACCTTCTTTGTTCTCGTTCTTGAAATGGAAGGCAAGAGTGCCGGGGCGCTTCACCAGATACTTGAAAGAGATAGTGAACTGCCGGGGGCGCTTGAGTTCGTCGAAGGTCTCAAAATCCGGATGGCGGTAAAAGTCTGAGTTGACCTGCTCGATATAGCTGTTCTTAAGGCGTAGCACATTCTTTGCGCGTTCGCTTACTATATCGGCGAAAGATTCCTTGTTCGCATAGAAGTTACTGTTGAAGTACAGCAGCCGACCGTCAACTCGGAAGATGCGTATGTTGCTGCTACCGGTCCAGTACTGCATGTCAGCGGCAAAAGACGCATTGTTAAGGTAATTGTTCAGGGCATTGATTTCATCACGCACGGATGAGATTTCAGACTTGATAAGTCCTTCAATGACAGTGAACATTGTCAGGATGTCCTCACCAGCCATCGTAAGGAATCGCCCTTTGATTTCTACGCCACCTTCCGGTGTGTACTTGATGTAAGTGCTCTCATCACGGGCGCCGATATAGGAAGTACCGTACACTTTCATGTAGGCATGCCCGGTGGATTTGTCAACACCGAAGGAGATTACATCTTTCCCCGTTAGGTTGAAGTCGTCAATGCCGGTGTAGAAAGTTATAGACGGGGATGTCTCGTTGGTAGACGATAGCACGATTGCGCTTTGAAGGTCTACATCTGTACGGTGGCCCAATCCTATAATGTCATCGCCCGCTTGGGGAACATCGCTGTCCTCACCGCAAATGGTCTTGGACAAGTCGATGTAGTCACGTCCCACGGCCACGACCTCACGCCAATAGTAGCGGTTGGAGGCATTAAGAGTGGTTCCTTCGACGATGTTGCACTCCTTTGCCTGCGCCAGCGAGCCTACACTGAACTCGTTGGCTATCGCCTCACCGTCCTGCTCGGCAAGGAAACTGCAGCGGTAGACGTCTTCCAGTTCCTCCACGCGGATGCACTTCATACCGGCATGGGTGATTATTTGTTCACCGCCTACATGGGTAGCTCTCTTGACTTGCAATTCATCAAAGACGGCCTTTATCTTCACATATAGACGGTCAACGACAGCCTGCGAGGTGCCGTCCTTGCGTACCGTGATACCGCTGCCGTTCTTGCCTATCAGCAATCCCTTCAAAAAGTTTATGATTTCTTCCGCTACGTCGCTTGCGTCCTTGCGGAGGAACATTCTCAAGGTACGCAAGGCTGAGAACACATTGAAGTTGCTTGCGGCCGTAGCGTCGTTGGTCTTGATGACATAGATGTTGCTGCCGCCGGTACCGGTGAAGGTCTGACCTTTGAAAGTCAACTCCTCGACCTTACCTTCTATGTCGGAAATGCGGGAATAGGCGGTGCTCTCGCCGATAGTGTACTGTGGGGAGTCGTAAGGCAAGTCCAGCTTGATTTCAAAGCCGATGACACGGGACAAGCGCCCACCATTGCAATAGGTGGGATTGACAAGGTTGATGCGCTGGCCGATGTCAAAGCTGTGATTGATTGGGTCTTTGTGCACCCAAACAGAGTTCAGCGTAGCCGTATAGGTACCGTCGTCGATGCAGGCCTTTGCCACGTACTTCCTGGCGGTGGCAAGCAATTCCTGCTCGGCAATAGCAACCAACCCAAGTTCGGTTATCTTCCCGGCATTCCAGCCGTACAGCACATATCTGTCACCTTTTGCCGGAAACAGCACTTCATCCGGCAGGGGTCTGCCGTAGTCCTCGTTACGGATAATCTCCCAAAGCTGGGCGTCAGGATTCCATGTGCCGTCGTCGTTCTTCTCGGTCAGGCCAAGAGGGTTGAAGGCAGCACCGAACTCCATGCCGTTGAGCTTGCCGGATTCGAACCTGATTTTGAGTTCCTGTCCTTCAAGGATGTATTTCTTCGAGAAGTTGATGCCTGAATCCTTGAACCGGTAGAAGGTAGCTTTTGTCTTTGTACCATCTTCATTATCTACCTCGCTCTCATAAAAGCTTACACCGGTGATTTCACCTACTCTTTTGGGGCAGATGTCATCAAATACAACAACGGCTTCGACAGCTTCCAAATCGGTCAAGCCCTCGTGGGCATCCACGTATGGAGTGCCTGCCGGAAGCATAAGGCGCTTCTGGACGATACCGTTGACAACAGTGGTCTGGTCTACCGGGCGATAGTTGGTAGGGATGTTTCTTGTTGAACCGAACGCATAGATTCTTGTGGCATAAGTACCCTTGCTGTCACTCCGGCTCATGTCCTTGGCTTCCTTATCCAGTTCTATCTTAACAGCGTCGGAGAACTCACAGCGTCCGAAGTTGATGACATGGTCCGTTACCCAACAATCACAACCCCAGTTATCAGCCATGCTGAACATAGCATCAATGAGGTTGGTATTGTCATAGGTCATCAATTTGGAGGAGTTCTCGACACTATCGTCAATGGAAAACACGAAGTCTTTTCCCTCATATTTATAACCAAGAGCTTTCAAATTGCGAAGGAATACACCCATCTGGACATCCAGTGAAGCGGTAAGGGACCAGGACGCTTCCAGTCCTCCGTACTCCGGGGTGTACTTGAATATCTTTGTTTTCCACTTGAAATAGTAAGCGTCAAAACGAAGTTCATAGGAGTAGCCTCCGTTCTTGTAGGTCGGATAGGGAATATCTACAATCTGATAGATTTTTGCCAATTTACCGCCCATGGAGGCATCGAGTACCCCACGCAAGTCAACGTAATCACCTACTTGGAAATCGACTGGGGACAGAGTATTAAAAGGTAGTACGACATAGTCCTCTTTCATTAAAGAGAACTTGCCTTTTGCACCGGGATTGATACCAGTTGAAAAGCGGGTATTGCCTTGTATGTCCTTAATATCTATCATGTAAACAAAGGTCGGACATAAAAAAAAGAAGCCCTAAAAATTAGAGCTTCCATACACGACAATGAATTTAATGTCGTAAATTTCTAGCCTACAACACGGTTAGATGGATTGTACTCACAGAATTTGGCTGATATTTTCCCAAATGTCCGGTCTAAGCTTTGGGCATAAGAAACGCTCTTTCCTAAATATAGCAAATGATAAATATCACTACTGTTCTCAGGAATCTGAATATCAATTTTACCTTTGTAAAGTTCTTCATAAAAAGCTGTTTTCTTTGCCTGATAATCGGCAGGAGAATCACCTTCTACTGTAAAAACAAGAGTTAACTCACGCTCATCAAGCTTGGGGTTATCCATAAGAACTTGTTTCCCATGTTCCAAGCGTGATTTATTCTCTATAAACTCTTTCAGAGGTACCGGTGCTCCCAGTACATCAAGAAAGTTATCTCCCATTCTAACACCCCACTCTTTTAGGGCTTCTCTTCCGTTTATTATTAATTCTGCCATAACTATTATAGATTCTTTATATCCTGCTTGATATCATTTGTATTATCGAGTATTCGCGGACTATTTTTGGCAAGAATAACAGAGTTTTCAAGTATATCTCTACGGTCCATGTTACCTTCTACTTGGAATGTTCTCATTTCATCTACGATTCTTTCCATATTGGAGACTTTATCGGTCAATGCCTTTATGTCCTCTGTCGGGAAAACAACATGTACCTGCGACTGATAGCCGCTCGCTATTGTCTCTTTGGCTCTATCTGCGAAATTAGGAGTTCCAGATAACAAAGCTGGGACATCCCCGCTTCTAAGATTGAGCAATGAAAGTTTGCCATTGATGGATGAAAGTAAACCGGTCTGTTGAATGGACTGGTTCTTTATTTCTTCCCCGGCAACCTGCAAAGCTGTAAAACGTCCGTTAAGTTCTTCGCCGGTATCTTGTGACATGGCTTCAAAACCCTTACTACTCGCCTGCTGTGAAAACATGGTTCCAAAGAACTGGTTGATGGCATCAACTTCTTTCTTCATGTCGTCAACCATCGTCTGTTTCATGGAGTCGAGGAGCTGCTTTTCTTCGGAAGTCAAGTCGTCATCTCCCATGGCCTTTTTCCACTCATTGTACCACTTCTGCATCTGCGGTTTGAAGTTCTCCACATACATGGCCTTAATCAAAGCCTTGCGCATGTATTCGCTCATGTCATCGGAAATATCCTCCGCTGTGGCCTCTATATCGCACAAGGAATTCAGAATACCATCAGAGAACGACTCCCATTCCTGCTCAGCTTCATTACGGGCGTTCTCCGCTTCCTGGGCGGCTTCTTCCGCACGGTTGATGGCTCCCGTATCAAGAGTGGGGAAAAGCTTGTTAGCCGCATCCACAATGTCGACACCGGCTTTCTGAATTTCGGCTATCATCTCGTCCAGAGTCTTGCGCTCGGCCGTATCAATGGCACCGTCTTTCATAAATTCGGTATATTTGTCATACCAGGCCTGAATCTGAGGCTGGAGCTGGGCAGTAAACATGGAATCCACCAAGGCATTGCGCATATATTGATAGATATTGTCGGCTATGTCCTCGGCGGTAGCTTCTGCGTCATAGAGCACACTCTTGATACTGTCGGAGAAAGAGTTGAACGCTTTCCTTACCTCCTCTCCAGAGTCTTTCCACGCGTCACTGATTTCCCCGGCAGCATCGACGACCTCCTTGCTCAACCCGTCAATGTCATTCTTGATGTTTGTACGCTCTTCATCGGTTACAAGTCCATCCTCTGAGTATTCCTTCCATTTTTCCCAGATGGCCTTGATACGCGGTTCGTACTGTTCAAGGTACATTGCCTCAATAAGCTCTTTCCGCATGGAATCGGAGATATTCTTGGCAACAGTCTCAGCAGTAACTTCCGTATCATACAAGGAACTTAATATCCCATCGGAGAATGATTTGAATTCCTCCTCAAGTTCTTTCTTTAGGTTGCTCTCAGTAATGCCAAGAGTATCACTCAGAATATCCTTAGCGGCCGTAATGTCGTTAGCCAACTTCTCCGCTTCGTTTCTTAACGCATCCTTTTCAGCGCCGGTTATGTCACCGTCAGACATGGCTTCCTGAACCTTCTTGTATAACTCCTCTATCTGCGGTTGGAAGCTATCAGTGAACATCTTATCAACCATCTGCTGACGGATGTACTCAAAGATGTTGTCTGTCACATCCTCGGCAGTGGCTTCGACAGAGGACATGGCAGACTTGACGCTATCAACAAACGACTGCAAGTCTTCGGCGTTCTTCAGCTTGTCAGCAAACAAACTATTAACGTCCTCTACGCCCTTCATCATCTGCTCAATGTATTGGTCAATCTGAGAGCCGAGTTGTGCCATGTCACTCTCGGACAATCCGTCTTTGGAAAGCCCTTCAAAGGTCTTGTACAACTCTTCCATCTTGCTCTTGTACTCCTTTTCATACAGAGCGTTAATCATTGCCTGACGGAAGTAATCATAGATATTATCAGAAACATCCTTGGCCGTCACATCAAGGGAAGTAAGAGAACTCTGCATACTACCGATGAAATCCTCATAGTTATCCGTGCTACTGTCGGTATCCTCTTTGGTCCATCCGAAAATTTCCGCAAGCTTGTCACGTTCGGCAAGTGCGGAACCGGCAATTGCGTCATACTGCTTCCGAAGAGCCTCCATCTCCTCCTTCGTAATGCCTCTTTGGTCTTTATTGGCCTGGGCAAAGGCATCGTACCACGTTTGAAGGTCCTCGGTAAATTTGTTGCCTACCATTGTGGTAAGCACGGCACGCTGCATATATCCGCTGAAACTGTCAGAAAAGTCTTTCGCGGAACTGCCCATATCCATGAGGGTATCCACAAAACTGTCGAAAACGCTATCGAACGTTGTCTGTGTCAGTTGTTCACTAATCTGGTTCTGAATATCCTCAATCCTTTCCTCTCCATCTATAATGCCGTTCAAATATTCTTGCACGTCACCGTCCATCTTCGCCCAGAAGGCAGGAGCTTCGGATTTAAGTTTCTCCAATTGCTCAACAGTGAGGTCAAACAGTCCGGTCATTCTTCCGGTCCCGATAAACTCTTTGGCGGCATTGACTGACATGTCGAGTGCGTCGGCAATGTCCTGCCAGTCGCTTGACGAGGTGTTCTTTGCCATCCGCTTGCCAATGGAATGGGAACCTGCGGATGCACCGGAATTAAGACGTTCTTTTCCCAGTAGGCGATATGCCTCAATTTGCTTTTCAACAAGGCCAAGCGCCTCTTCTCCGACCTTGTCTGCCTCCATGCCGTAGGAAATGCTGATGTATTCCTGCTTCTTGTCTATCAGCTCATCCCATATCTCATTGAGCCTGGTGTACTCCTCAACCATCTCGTTATAGTGGGAATAATCGGCACCGAACATCCCGTCCAATGCGGACACTACAGAGGAAATTCCAGAAACCGCACTCATTGCGCCTCCGACAATATCACCCGACATGATTTGCCCGACCCCGGATGCCGTTTGTCCTAAGCCGCCAAGCGCATCAATGGCACTTGTTATCTTACTGTCGTCAAATCCGAATATGTCGGCGATACTTGAGCCAAACTCATTCAATGCAGGGGCAAAAGACGTCACAGTATTTCCTATATCGGTGATTCCTTGACCGATTTTCTTGGAATCGTTGCCACCCTTTTTTATGGCTTCTATCCCTTTCTCCAAGTCAGAGACGAAAGCCTGCCACGGTGATTTGCCTTTAAGTTCATCCTTTAACCCTTTGATTGCGTCTGTAACATCCTTGATGGATATTTCCCCTTTTTCTATCCCTTCAATGTCTTTATCGGTAAAGCCCATTCCTTTCAAATCAGCAATAGAAATGTCTTTATCAGTACCGGACATGTACTTGACAAGGGTTTCGTATTTGTCAATGATGGACTGAATAGCGGAAACGGACTTATTGCTGGCATCTTCAAAGAGGTCTGCCATCGCCTTTGTGGAGTGACCGAACTGTTCATCAAGCTGTTCAAGAGCCTTGTTCTTTTGGGCTACCTTGGAAGCGTACTCCGGGCTGTCGGTTTGCAGTTTGGCTATCTCGTCATTGTACTTCTGAATAAGATTTTTGCGCTTTTCCTGGTAGTTGCCGAACTCAATGAAATACTCCTGCCATGCTTTTTTGTCGGCTTCAAGTTTGGCTTTACTTGTTGAATCAATATCGCTTTCTCTTTTTTTAGCGGCATTAGAAGCCCATGTGCCAAGTTTCTCCTCTTGTTTATCTGTCAGTTTTCCACCTTGCTCCGTTTCCCAATCCTTGCGCTGTTTTTTAATAGCATCCAGTTCTTTTCGATAGTCCAAGTCAATCTGAGCCAGCTTCTTTTCAGTACCATCCTCCATGAGGTTGATTTCATCCTGCTGGTTTTTCCGACGAATGGAAAGGAGTTGTTCGGCAAGCAGTTCTTGCTGTTTGAGTTGCTTGGCGGCTTCTTTCTTGGCTTGATTTTCCTGCTTAGTCAACGAGCTTCCAGTAATTCCTCCTAAGTCTTTATATTTCTTTTCGGCAGCTTCCATCTTGCCTTTGGCATCTTTCACCTGCTCCGATGTAGCTTCTTGGTCTTTAAGTAATACTTCATAACCTTTCTTTGCCTTTTCCCAATCGGCTTTAGCTGCTGCAAGGTCTTGTTGGTAAGTAGTCTTATTCTTTTCGGTTTCAATACGGGTTTGTTTTGTTGATTTAGCCGTATCTATAAGATTTTTAATGTCTTTTACCTCATAAATTGCTTCATCAGACAAAGAACCTTCCACGTCAATTGGAAGTTTCATCTTTACTTTTCCATTCCCATCTTTTCCTTTGATTCGTTTTTCAAGTTCAGAAATATATTCGTCAAACTTGCTAATATCAACATCTTTCAAGCTTGATATGAATTGCTCTGATATACCCTTTCCTCTCTCAACAAGAAATTCGTCTCTGTAAAAACGAAGTTCCTTTAGTTTGCTAATTTCCTGCTGGGTTAGTTTCCCACCATTAATTTGTTTTGCGGAAAGTGTGTTTTCATAATCAGAAACCGCTTTATTAGCTGCTTCAAAATCTTTTGCAACTCTTTCTCCGGCTCGTTTTGAATCTTCCTCGGCAATCTGCCTTTTAAGTTCAAGAATATCCGCTAACTTGATGCTCTCTATGTCGTACTGGGAGAATATCTTCGGGTATTCCTTGCGTAATTCTGCCAAACTTTGCCCACGTTGCAAATCAGCCAAAGCAATATCACGAGAGCTTTGAATAAGACCCTCTATTTTTTGTTTACGTTCTTTCTCTTGTTTTGCCGACTCTTCTTGTTTCTTGTTGAAACGCTCTTGTGCCTTTTCAGCAATGGATGTATTATCTGCCAATGTCCACATAGCAATCCCAAGAGAAACTATGGCAGTTCCAGCTAATACATAAGGATTCATTGCGAGAACTTTGTTATATGTAGCTTGAGCAACAGTAGCAGCTTTGGTTGCTGCAACCTTTCCCCATATAGCCTTTGTAAATCCTTGCTCAACAATGGAGTTCACCAATAGCCCAGTTCTATAAACACCATATATTGAAACGAGAGCCAATACACTTTGCCCTATAACTTCGTAGTTCTTAACTACAGTATCAGCAACAGATATACTTCCTGAAATCAAATTTTGATTAGTAAGTCCTATCTCAGCCAAAGCAGTAGTTATTGTATCTTCAAAGTTTGACATTTGTCCCTCAATAGTCTTTGCAATAGCTTCCGTAGAGCCTTCAACGCCTTTCATTGAGCCAAATTGTTCAACGGCTTTCATTACAGATTCAACTGTTCGGTCACATTCAACTGTCATATCACGGAACGAAAGCTTAACTTTATTCCCTTCTGTTTGAACACGAACACCGAACTCTTTCCAACGCTCTGGATTATTTATATCAAGTATCGCCTCTGTTAGCTGGTCGAAAGGTTTTGCTACTGTATTGGTAAAATCTCCCATTTTTTTCATGGCATCCATCGAAGGAGTGATACCACGATTGACGAATTTTATAAAATCATCCGTCAGTTCATCAAGTTGGAAGTTTGTTTTTGCGGCAAAGCTATTTATGTCAGATAGATATGCTTTTGCTTTTTCGGAACTACCATTCAGAGCATTAGTTAATACAGATTCATACTTTTGAAACATTCCAGCTGTTGATACTACATTTGAAGCAACTTGTTTCAACATTGCGATTCCACCAATAGCAGCAAGTGTCTTCTTGAATGAGACTCCTACACCTTCATTAACGGTAACAACAGCCTTGCTTTCATCCTTGAACAAAGCGTATTCATCCTTTAGAGCTTTGGTAGATAATCTTGCAAGAGCTTGTTGTGATTGTAATTCACCAAGAGCATACTTTTGTTCTCCTAATGCTGCCTTTGCACGGTTTAATTCATCTGATAAAGATTGTCTTTTAGGGTCGTACTTTCCTAATTTCTTATATTGTTCTGTAAGCATTGAAACATCATTCTGTGTCTCACGTATGATGTCTTTTTGTTTAATGATCTCTTCGGATAAGGAATTGACAGCTTTTTCGCCATCGTATATACCTTTTTTGAATCCCGTTTCCATCTCTGCTCCAGCTTTAGCGGCATTAGTTACCAACTCATCCAACCTTTGATTAGATGCAGCAAGTTGAACATTTAAAGCCTTGAAAGCAGCAGGAGACTGCGTGCCATCCATGCTCATTAACTCCTGCTTTAATTTTGCAATTTCATTACGAAGTCTTACAACTTCTTCCCAGTCACTACCTACCTTAAAATATAATTTCGCCATATCTATTTCTTTTTCCTACGATTAGCCAATTCCTTACCACTGATTCTATTCACTTTTTGACCACCATATACTGCGTGTAATTTATCCCGTTGCATCATCAGCAAATTCCGATAAGGGATAACCTCAAACACTTCTGTATAACTCAGATGAAGCGTGTCAATCAAATGGGCTATCTGCCCGAAGAACGTTGCGTTTCCTACTGTTTCGGTCTTGCTGCCAGCATCGACACGTTCCTCATCGAGCTGACACACTGAAAAGCCGAAATATCCATCATAGAGAAACAGACTTCCAAGGCATCTTTGACTTCTTCAAAAGTGCCGTTCTCCAATTCTTTGACCAAACTATCATTCCCGCAGATGAAGCATGAAATACCTTTCAGCATATCTTCAGTAGCTTTAGGAAGCTCTTTAATAGCCTCCATGATATTATCTCCTCGCAGGGCGATATTGGAAAAATGATGAATGGCACGACAGATAACTTTAATTGTAGGCGGTTTGATGGTATAAACGATTCCACCTATCCCTACATTTTTAAAATCCAGCCCTAATAGGGCATCAGAAACCGTTTTTGCTGCTTGATTATTCATAACATTAAATTAAAAAGGCGGTGAGCAACCACCCACCGCCATCTGAAAACAATCCTTTTACTGAAAAATTATCAACCTTCCGGCACTACAACTTCCGATTCGTCAAACCACTTTTCGGAAGCCAATCCATCTACACCTGTGGAAAGGGGAACGGCCGAAACAGCCAATCCGACAGCCTTATCGGTATTAGAGCCACGGGCATTGATAGCCGCTTTCGGAAACACAACATAAACTCCGTCTTTGGTTTTACCAATCACACATTTATGAATAGGCTTATACTTGCCTCTTTCCCAATTCTTTTCTGTGGCTTTACCACCTTGTAAATCAGCCTTTGTAGCATAATCATACTCACCAATGGTGAAGTTGATTTTCACCTCACCCGGTTCAGACGTTTCCCGGTAGTACTCACCAGTCAAAGCGTTTTTGTAACGAGTTACACTTGCCTCTGCTTCTTCGTATTGATACGTGTCACCATGCACATTCTTGACCCGCTTCGTTGCTGCGTTTTTCAAGATGGTGGCTACTTCTGCGCCTGTTAATCCGGCAGCTGGAGTAGTAACCGTTTTAATCGGTTCTGCATAATACAGTTCGTCAATTTCTACTGCTGTAATCATATCATTTTACATTTAATACATTAAACAAAATTCTCACATTCACATAATGACACTTCAAAGCTGTGTCCGCTTCTGTACCGATAGAATCAATAGAGTAACGATATGTCATACCATCATAGGTGCTTACTACATCATCAAACAGCTTGCCAGCCTTTCTTTCAAGTTCGTTAAGCCGGATTGTGTTCGCTTCATTCTCGCTTAAATTGGGTACACATAGATTCACTTCTGCGAAAGATTTCTTCCAATAAGTTCCCGGCTGTTGTTTCTTCGTGTGGATGACAATCCTTTCGGACTTCAATTCACCCGTCAGCGTTTCTCCTGCTGGTACTATGTCTATTCCGAAAATCTTGCAGTCCCGGTAGAGGATGTTTCCTATGTCGGTGGTTACTATCATCGTTCAAATCTATCTTTCAATCTTTTTTCTGTCCTTATCGCTGCACTTCCTGCAACTTCAAATCCTTTGGATTCCACGAATGAAGCATAATCAGCTTCGTTTTTCAGAATTAAGCCATCTTCATTAACCTCATAATCATTCGATTCTCTCAAATGTTTTGTGTGGTCTTGATAGTTTCCGGTAGCTTTTGCATCTTCAACAAATGCCTCTCCCTCTTCTTTCATGCCAGCAACGACTTCGCTTGTTCCGTCCTCAAAGAACTGGTCAACATCCGAAAAGTCTGCATCTATTCCAACCATATTACTCTATAGGAAAAATAGTTTGTTTCCAAAGGGCTTTTAGCAACTCCTTCACCTCTTATGCTTCCATCGGCATTCAAACAACGAACCTCTGCACCTGCTTCAACCTTTGACGGCTTGTCAAAGACTACCTTGTACTTGAAATCATACAAAGCACCATTGATAGATACTTTCTTTTCCGCACTCACATCATCACAACGGCATCTGCATATATCCTGCCAGCTCTCACCACCTGTGCCGGGAATAGGTCTGCCGAACTCATCCTTATCCATCGGGGTGATAACCTTAACCTGCAATATGTGGGGAGCGAATATCATAAGAAAGTCACTTTAGGTTTGTTACTCAGTTCGTCTTTCAAACCGTACTGTTTGCACAGCCATGAGTACAATTTCATTAGGCTATCAACATAATTAGACCAAGACACAGAAAATCCGCTTTCGCTGACCGAAGATGGATTTTGTATCATCCACGGAATTTGCTTTGCACAAGCGACCTCTAATCTTGCCCGATTTTCCTCGGCAAAAGGTTCTTCACCATCCAATCCCGTTCTTGAAAGTATATTTTCAACTACAAGATTAGACGGGGTGTTCTTATCAAATACGCTTAATACAAACTCCTTGTTACTCATGGCTGATATCATTCAATATGGTGTAATCAGTTTACTATATGCGGTATAGCTATAATGCGTACAATGTTTAGATTTATAGATGTATCTGAACGGACATTTGGGAACATTAATTCGTACCCCTTGAATAGCCATTCCCTCTTTTATCGAACACATCATAGCCGGGTTATTTGCAACCAAAAACATGGGATGCGTCATGGTCAGTACAACACAATCAGCCGGAACCGTTTCCAAAGTGATAAACTGAATATCCGGCAGACCAACATCAACCGATGGATTCACGTATTCACACTTAGGAGATTCCACACTTGATGCCTGCACGCTCAACGAAACCAAAGACATCATTAAAAAACCACACATGGCAAAAATAAAATTCTTCATTCCTTTTCTGATTTATAAAATTAGACAATGGAAGAGTAGAAGCACTACCCTATCCTTTTACTCGATACCTAATGCTTCTTTCAGTTTGGCTGTTGATTCTTCATCCAGTTCTGCAACCTTAGCCAAAAGAGTTTCCTCTTTCATATTGCCGGAAGCCTGCGCACCGATAGACTTCAAAGCATCAATCAAAGCCTTCTTCTCAAACTCCTTTTCAAAGAGGGAAATTTTCACCTCTTTCTTTTCTTCAGGGGCTTTCACTTCGGGATTTTTTACCTCAATCCGTTCAGCGAGTCTGCGGCTTTCCATATCCAGCACACGGGCTTCCTCACCGACTTCAATCACTTCACCGGGAGTATAATACTTTCCGGTGAACTTGTCGCGGAAAACTGATATAACCTTTACTTTCATATCCTACCCCCTTATGCTGATTGAATGGATGCAATTTCGCTCAAATCGAAATTGGTAATCAAATCTGGATTGGAAATCTGCGGAATCCACTCTGCCGTATATTCCATGTAGCGACCGTTTTTGTCACGGTAGTTGGAGATAAGCATCTGCCCCTCTGACGGGATATAAGTACGTCCTTGTACTGGGTCTGTCGCTTCATACGGGGTATGATGGCGCATATAACCAATGTTGTCAGAAGGTAACAGAGTAATACGGTTATCCGCGTAAATCTGCACATTCTTTCCCGTCTGGTCTTTCACGTAGTCCTCCTTGATTTCAATACGCGGCAAACCGATGCCGGTGAACACTTCGGAAGCCAAAGAAGAGGAAACCAATCCCGTACTCAACTTCATTTCGTTGCTGCCGAGAATCATCTTGTACTGCTCACCAAATTCAGATGAACCAAGAATAAGCTTGTTGAAAGATGCACGAGTCATAACCATCTTGGCATAAACGCCATAGTCCGGTGCCAAGGAATGAAGTTTCTCTCTCAAATAAGAGATAAACATATTCTTTCCGTCCACAACCACATCTCCACTTTTCGGCTTGATAAAATTGAACGGAAGGGTAATCTCCAGCAGTTTATTATTGGTCTGACCGGAAGTGATTGCAGCGTCTTTGTTGTAAACGGTGGCTTCACCAAGCATCAACAGCGCACCGACAATAATATCCATACGCTTGTGGGCGGCAAGGGTAATCTGACGGTAGTCGTCTGCCAGGAAGTTTACAATCTCTTCCATTGCAGCCTTTTGGTCGGCTGGCTTAGCGGCATTGAACTTGTCAATCAAATCCTGCAATTCAGAAAGACGGTCAATAGACATCTGATAAGCATCACCCAAATAGGCAATCTCACCATATCCGGAACCGATGTTCCGACGTTCACGGATGGGTTTCTCTCCAAAACGCGAATTGATGGAGCCGGCCATAACTCCGGTTACAGAACCGATATAATCCTTGAACACACGAGTAGTCACTCTGCGGAAAGTAAGATACTGCTGCCAATAGATTGTGTCCTTGCGTGTCTGGTTCACACGTCTGATGATAGCGGAAACAATATTCGCATCATCGAATAATGTTTGAATCGTTAAAAACATATCCTACCTCCTTACTCGTTAAATTCAAACCATCCCTTCATGTTGGCTTTATCGTTCTCGGAGAACGGCATAACCAATTTTGAGGGTTCAATTTCTGCGGCTGTACGAAGCAATGAAACCAATGTGATTCCGTCCTCAACCTTTGTACGGTTAAACAGAGCCGAATTAGCCACATGCTTTTGCTTTAAACCATCAACTGCAACCGCATTGAATAATACGGCATCTTTGGCGATATTCTCACCAAAAGCAGCCTTGATAGTCAATACATCATAACCGGCATTAGACTTATCAATTGCCGTTACTTCTGCACCTTTCTTGCCACTTCCGACAAACATACCCACATAAGCCAAAGAGTTCTTGGCTACTTTGATAGACAAAGCCTCTTCACCAGTGGTATAGGCTTCCACAACTCTCACATTGATTACCGCATAAGCGAACTTGTTTTTCAAGTCCGCACAAATCGGTGTAAATCCGGGAAGAAAACTTCCCACTACCAGGTTCTGCGTGTCGAGTTTGAACGGGCCACGTCTACGAATACCGGTCTGGACATCGTAGCGTTCCTCTTGCTCAACGGGCGGAACTAAATCATACTTAAATCCTGCTGACATAATTAATTCTTGTTTTGTTCAACAATAGTTTTCGTTCCCTCGTCAATCATCTTAGCGATAGATTCAGATTCTTTCTCAATCTTCTCTTCTGCCGTTTCGGGAGGGGTTACGCCCTTGAAGCCGTCATTTGCGAACTCCTGCTTCAAGTCCTTGAAATATGCGTCCAAGTCCTCATCGTCCTTGATGGCGCATCGTTTGGCGTAGTTTTCGGGAATACCATACTCCTTTGCCTTTGCCATAATCTGCTCCTGCCGGGTAGCTTGTAACTTCTCTGTCTCGAATTGAGCGAGCTTATCAGAAAGAGGTTTAACGGCTGCACTCACTGCGTTAGCAATAATA